TATCGAAGACTGGAGCTGATGCAAAGAAGATGTTTACCGATAAGGTGGTACCCATATCAGTTAATTACCCGTTCTTCTTCAAACCAATCCAGGATGGTATGGACCGTCCCAAGACCGAACTCGCTTATCGAGTCCCTGCCTCGAAACTCACACGGCGTAAACTTGATCAGAACGAACGTCCCGAGGACCTTGTCGGGTTGGACACCACGATCGACTGGAAGAACACCGGGGACAACTCGTATGACGGTGAGAAACTTAAAATCCTTGCCCACGACGAATCAGGGAAATGGGAGCGTCCGGACAACATCCTCAATAACTGGCGTGTCACGAAAACAACATTAAGATTAGGTAGTAGAATAATAGGTAGGTGCATGATGGGTTCAACATCAAACGCATTAGACAAAGGAGGTTCTAATTTTAAAAAGTTATATGATGCATCAAACGTTACAAATAGAAACCGCAATGGTCAAACTAACTCAGGATTATATAGTTTGTTCATACCTATGGAATGGAATTACGAAGGATACATCGATACTTATGGATTTCCTGTATTCGACACTCCGAAAAAACCCGTCCAAGGCATTGATGGATCCAAGATTCAGATCGGAGTTATCTCGCATTGGGAAAATGAAGTTGAAGGTTTAAAAGATGATCAAGATAGTTTAAATGAATTTTACCGTCAGTTTCCAAGAACTGAAAAACATGCATTTAGAGACGAAGCAAAACAATCTTTATTTAATCTTACTAAAATTTATGAACAAATAGATTACAATGAAGATTTAAGAAATTCAAATGTTTTAACAAAAGGTAATTTCCAATGGGAAGGTGGAGTAAAAGATTCTAGAGTTATATTTTTTCCTCATAATAATGGAAGATTTATAATATCATGGATACCACCGGCGCAGTTACAAAATAAATATTTATTAAAAAATGGTATTAAATATCCAGGCAATGATCACACTGGTGCTTTCGGTTGTGATTCTTACGATATTTCTGGTACAGTAGATGGTAGAGGATCTAAAGGAGCATTGCACGGTTTAACTAAGTTTTCGATGGAGGATGTTCCTCCTAATATATTTTTTTTAGAATATGTAGCAAGACCTCAAACCGCAGATATATTTTTTGAAGATGTATTAATGGCATTAGTATTCTACGGTATGCCAATGTTAGCAGAAAATAACAAGCCAAGATTACTATATTACTTAAAAAGACGAGGATACAGGGGATATTCTATAAATAGGCCAGATAAGATTTATAATAAATTATCTGTTACTGAAAGAGAAATAGGTGGTATACCTAACACAAGCGAAGACATTAAACAAGCACACGCTGCTGCTATTGAAGATTATATAGAACATTTTGTTGGTTTAAAAGAAGACGGATACGGAAGTATGTATTTTCAAAGAACACTAGAAGATTGGGCAACATTTAATATAAATAATAGAACAAAGCATGATGCATCTATTAGTTCGGGTCTAGCTATAATGGCATGTAATAAAAATAGATACGCACCTAATATGAAAAGAACAATATCAAGTCTTCCTTTAAGTTTTAAAAAATACAATAACAAGGGTACGAATTCAAAAATAATCAAAATAAATGATTAACATTAACTATAACAGTAGTTTTCCTGATCAGGTGGTACCTGAAGAAGAGAAAAATTCTCGTGAATATGGTTTAGCTGTTGCTCAGGCTATTGAGCATGAGTGGTTTAGAAATAGTAGCGGTCAAAATAGATTCATTAATAATTTTCAAAACTTTAACAGATTAAGATTATACGCAAGAGGTGAACAACCTGTACAAAAATATAAAGATGAAATGGCTATTAATGGTGATTTGTCTTATTTAAACTTAGACTGGACACCAATACCTGTTTTATCTAAGTTTGTTGATATAGTGGTTAATGGTATGACAGAAAAAGGTTATGAAATAAAATCATTTGCTTCTGATCCTTTTGGTATTAAAATAAGAACTGATTTTGCTGCTGCTGCTTTAAGAGATATAGAAAACAAAACAGAAATAGATGAGTTAAATCAAATGACTGGTAGAAATTTTAATGCATCTCCGACGCCTGAAAGTTTACCTAAAGATCCAGAAGAACTAGATTTATACATGCAGCTTAATTATAAACAAGCTATAGAAATAGCTGAAGAAGAATTAATAGATAATGTATTAAGCTATAATAAGTTTGATCAAACTAAAAAACAATTAGCATACGACTTAGCTGTTATAGGTATAAGTGCTGTTAAAACAAATTTTAATTTATCAGAAGGAATTACAGTTGAATATTGTAATCCGTCAAATATGGTATGGTCATATACTGATGATCCTAATTTTGAAGATATTTATTATGTAGGTGAGGTTAAAAATATGTCTTTGTCTGAACTTAAAAGACAGTTTCCAGAGCTTACTAAATCAGAATTAGAAACAATACAAAAATATCCTGGTAGAAATTCATACACCAATACGTGGTGGGGCCAAAATCAACAAGATTTAATTCAAGTATTATTCTTTGAATACAAAACATATCATGATCAGGTATTTAAAATAAAAATGACCGAACAAGGTTTAGAAAAAATATTAGAAAAACCTGATACTTTCAATCCTCCGCCTAGTGATAATTTTGAAAGAGTTTCTAGATCTATAGAGGTTTTATATACTGGTGCTAAAGTTTTAGGTTTAGGAGATAATATGTTAAAATGGGAATTGTCAGAAAACATGACAAGACCTACGGCTGATACTACTAAGGTAAACATGAATTACGTTATATCTTCACCTAGAATGTATCAAGGTAGAATTGAGTCTTTAATAAGTAAAACCGTAGGGTTTGCAGACATGATTCAATTAACACATTTAAAACTTCAACAAGTATTATCAAGAATTGTTCCTGATGGTGTATATCTAGATGTAGATGGACTAGCGGAAGTAGATTTAGGTAATGGTACTAATTATAATCCAGCTGAAGCATTAAACATGTATTTTCAAACTGGTAGTGTTGTTGGTAGGTCTTTAACCCAAGATGGTGAAGGTAATAGAGCTAAAATACCAGTACAAGAGCTTCAAAGTTCTTCTGGTATATCTAAAATACAATCAATGATACAAACTTATCAATATTATTTACAAATGATAAGAGATGTAACAGGATTAAACGAGGCAAGAGATGGTAGTACTCCTGATAAAAATGCTTTAGTTGGTTTACAAAAAATGGCAGCAGCAAATTCTAACACCGCTACAAGACATATATTACAGTCTTTAATGTACATGACAGTTAGAGTTTGTGAAAACATTAGTTTAAGAGCCGCAGATATGTTGCAGTTTCCTTTAACAAAAGCTTCTTTAATGCAAAGCATAAATACTTCTAATACGGCTGCTTTAGCAGAAATACAAAATTTACATTTACACGATTTTGGTATATTTTTAGAACTAGAACCAGATGAAGAAGATAAAGCACAATTAGAAAAAAGTATACAAATAGCTTTACAGGCAGGTAATATTGGTTTAGAAGATGCAATAGATATAAGAGAGATTAGAAATATAAAACTTGCTAATCAAATGCTAAAATCTAAACAAAAATCAAAACAAGAAAAAGCAAGGGCTGAACAATTAGAAAATATATCAGCTCAAGGAGCTGCAAATGCTGAGGCCGCTGAGAAAGCCGCTTTGGCAGAAGTTCAAAAAAATCAAGCTTTATCAGAAACACAGATACAAATTGAACAAGCTAAATCTCAATTTGAAATACAGAGAATGGAACAAGAGGCTGTTATTAAAACAAGACTAATGGCTGAAGAATTTCAATATGATCTTCAACTTGCTCAAATGCAAGTTCAAGGTAAAACAACAAAAGAAGCTGAAATAGAAGATAGAAAAGATAAAAGAACTAAAATACAAGCAACACAACAAAGTAAAATGATAGATCAAAGACAAAACGATTTATTGCCTACAGATTTTGAATCACAAAATGATTCAACACAAAGTTTTAATCCATAAAACTTATTATTATTAATTTATATTATATTATATTATGTCAAAAACAGAAACAAAAGTAAAAGAAAACTCAAAGCCTGAAATACAAGAAGGAGAGTTTAAAATAAAGTCTGCAAAAAGAATGAAAAAATTAG